AAAGATAGTTGAAATAGGATCTTTCTTGGGTAGGTCAACACATTACTTAGCTACAAGTTTAGTCAACGCAAATAAAGAGAATGTAAAAATATATTGTGTTGATACATTTGCAGGATCTTCTGAACACGCAAACTTAAAATTACCTCAAGACTTTTCAAATATGTTTAAAGATAATTTACGATATTTTATTGGTAGAAACATGGTGCATGTTTGTCAAGGTAGATCGGATGATACTAAAATATTAGAACAGTTTGAAGAAGCTAGCATTGATTACATAATGGTGGATGGTGCTCATGAATATGAGCCAGTCATAGATGATATACAAAATTGGTGGCCTAAACTTAAACCAACTGGTGTAATGTTTGGTGATGATTACAATTTGGCTTCTGTTTCAGAGGCAGTAAAAAAAACATTACCAACAATAATGGCGGGTGGTTTAGGTGTTAATGGAAGTCAGGAACAAACTTGGTATGCAAGTAAAGATACTAGCTATAAATTTTTTGAAAAAGCAGTTCCTGGACTAAATTGCCTTAAATGAGTGTATTTGTAATTCATAACTATCAAAAAGAACTTAAAGAACTCCGTCAAAGCCTCTTAGAAAATTTAGTTGTAGGGGTTGAAAATTATGAAAGTTATAAGTATATTCTAGGAAAGATACACATGATAGACATGTGCCAACAGGAACTTTCTCGCCTGCTGGATCAAGAGGAGAAAATAGATGACTAAAACATTATACGTGCCTGATCACGTAAAAGCAAAATTAGATAATCCTTCTAAAGGAATTGATAAAAAGAAAACTGAATTAGATAAACTTCCAAAACCTGTTGGATGGAGAATTTTAGTTTTACCCTTCAAAGCAAAAGATAAATCAAAAGGTGGTATTATACTTACCGACAAGACTATTGAAGACTCACAATTAACTGCATCTGTTGCCATGGTATTAGCCGTAGGTGATGATGCATATCAAGATAAAGAAAAGTTTCCTAATGGACCTTGGTGTAAACAAGGTGATTGGGTCGTGTTTGGCAGATACGCTGGTTCAAGAATCAGGATAGATGGAGGAGAGGTGAGATTATTGAATGACGATGAAATACTTGGCACTGTAGATAATCCAGAGGACATATTAACAATACTATAACATGGAGGTACCATGCAAACAGAACTTAACACTGCAAAAGACGAGAAGCTAGTTGATCTTGATACGTCAGGTGAAGGAGCAGAAGTCGAATTAGAAGATAAGTCTCATGGCGCTGTAGCACCAGAAAAATATGAAGAAGTAAAAACCGATGAAAAAGATCCTCTTAATCCTGCTGTTGAACAAGAACAACAAGTGGAGGAGATGGATCAGTATTCTGATAAAGTTAAAAAAAGAATTGATAAATTAACTTTTAAGGTCAGAGAGGCTGAAAGAGAAAGAGAAGCGGCACTAACTTTTGCACAGAATGTGCAAAAAGAATTAGCTGACGCAAAAACAAAAGCTTATGACATTGACAAAGGTTACATGTCAGAAAGCGAAGTTAGGAATAAAATGGCTGCAGATCTTGCAAGACAAGCATTAATTGCTGCAAGAGAATCTGGTGACTATTCAAAAGAAGAAGAAGCTAGAGCTGCACTAACTAAACTTGATCTTGAAGCGGAAAGAATAAGAGTTACAAAATCAAAAAAGGAGCAAGAATATGAAAACTTCCAAAAGGAGTTGGAAAAAGAACAGCAAAGCTATTCACGACCCACTACTGAAAGACCTCAGCCTTCACAGAAAGCTTTGGCGTGGGCTGAAAAGAATACTTGGTTTCGGTCTGACGCAGAAATGACAGACTATGCTCAACGAATACATCGTGGTTTAGTGGCAGAAGGATTTGACACTGAATCGGATGATTACTATAATGAATTGACTTTAAGAGTTAAAAACAAGTTTCCAGAGTCTTTTGAAGGCTCGGATCAGACGAACAGAAGCAACACAATCGCTCAACCTGTTGCCTCTGCTACAAGGTCTGCAACCACTGGGCGCAAGTCTGTTAAGTTGACCGCTAGTCAAGTAAAAATAGCAAAAAAGCTAGGGGTTCCCTTAGCTGAGTATGCTAAGTACGTTTAAGGAGGTACAAAATGACAGATAAAAAAACACCAAGAAGTGCACAAACAAGGGCTAAAGAGGAACGTAGAAAACCTTGGAAGCCACCGTCTCAACTAGACGCACCACCATGTCCTGATGGATATAGGCAAAGATGGCTTCGACATCGAGTCAACGGCATGGACGATACTAAAAATGTAAATGCTAGACTCAGAGAGGGCTGGGAGTTAGTGAGAGCTGACGAACATGATAAAGGTCTTTACTCTGCATATAATGGAAGCATCAAAGCTTATGAGGGTGTCATCAGCGTAGGTGACTTGCTATTGGCAAGAATTCCTCAAGAAACTGTTGATGAGCGTAATGCTCATTACAGGCGACTGACTGATCAACAGACAGAAGCTTGGGAAACAGATCCTTTGAGGGAGCAACATCCTAGTATGCCTATGAATACAGATAGGCAAAGTCGTGTATCTTTTGGTGGCGGAAATAAGAAACCATCTCGAGATACTTAATTATAAAGGAGATGAACTATGGCAAATCAACAAGGAAACTTTGGATTTCGTCCTGTTCAAATGCTAGGTGCAGCTTATAATGGTCAAGGCCAACAAGAGCTGACAATTGCAAGTAACGAGACAAATTCAATCTTTCAAGGTGATCCAGTTGTATTAAATGCAAACGGATCGATTTCTCGTGGATCCTCTGCTGGTGCTGAACTAATTGGTATTTTTAACGGTTGCTTTTATACAGACCCTACAACGTCTAAACCAACTTTTTCAAATCACTACCCAGGCGGCATCGTAGCAAGTGATATCGTAGCAAACGTAATCACGGATCCAGATGTGGTATTTGAAGTCAAAGTAGATGACGCAAATGCTGGAGTTGCTCAGGTTGGTTCAACATGTAACATCGCAACATATAGTGCAGGAGATACAACTTCAGGTATTTCTGATGTCGCTATTGATGGTGATACTTTTGGAACTAACTCAGGCTCAAACTTCGCTGTATACGCACTTTCAACAGATGTGGACAACAGCGACTATGACTCTGCTAATGCAAACATTCTTGTTAGAATTAATAAGCATCAGTACAGAGACACTACAGGCATATAGGAGGTTAAACTATGGCTATTTCTAGAAGTCAACTCGTTAAAGAGTTAGAGCCAGGTTTGAACGCTCTGTTCGGCTTGGAGTATGGGCGCTACGACGCACAACACGCAGAAATCTTTGAAACAGAAACTTCAGATCGTGCATTCGAAGAAGAAGTAATGTTATCAGGATTTGGTAATGCGAGAACGAAGAGTGAAGGCGGATCAATTGTCTATGACAATGCGACAGAAACTTTCACAGCACGTTACACACATGAAACAATTGCACTTGGTTTTGCAATCACTGAAGAAGCTGTTGAAGATAATCTTTACGACAGAATCTCAGCAAGATATACAAGAGCACTTGCACGTTCCATGGCAAACACAAAACAGGTGAAAGCTGCAAACGTACTTAACAATGCGTTTGACTCTAACTTCCCTGGTGGTGACGGCGTAGAACTTTGTTCAACTGCACACCCACTGGTCGCTGGTACATTGTCAAATGAATTGGCAACAGCGGCTGATCTTAATGAAGCATCATTAGAGCAATCTCTAATTGATATTGCTGCATTTGTAGATGAGAGAGGTTTACTAATCTCTACTCAAGGAAGAAAACTTATTGTTCCTTCTGAGTTACAATTTGTTGCTGACAGATTAACTGAGTCTGCATTCAGACCAGGCACTGCTGACAACGATGTTAACGCACACAGAAACATGGGGATGATTCCTGAGGGATACACAGTAAACAACTACTTAACTGACCCAGATGCATTCTTCATTAAAACCGACATTCCTAACGGATTCAAATTATTCCAAAGAAGTCCAATTAGAACTTCAATGGAAGGTGATTTCGACACAGGAAACGTAAGATACAAAGCTAGAGAGAGATACTCATTTGGTTTCTCCGATCCTAGATGTGTATTCGGTTCACCAGGTGCGTAAGCATAACTAAAACTTAATCTTAAAAGGGGCGTATGTCTTTGACTGCGCCCTTTTTTTATGCCATATTGAAAGTCTAGCATAACGACCATACACCACTGAGCTAGCAGACGGTATAGAGACTGTATGGTTAAGGTCTATACAACCAAGGAGGTTTATTATGGCTGGAACACACTTTAAAGGCCCACTGTTATTCTCATCTGCAAGAGGTAGTCTTGAGAATTTAAAACAATCAATGTGGCCTGATCAATTCACCTACATGGATGATTTCTATGAAGGTGCAGTTGACACAACATTAAAATGGACAATCGTTAAAGACTCTGGAGCATCTGCTGCTATCGTATCTGATGCAGAGGGTGGTGAGATTGCTTTAACATCTACTGCAACTACAGATAACGACGGTGCATCTATTCAAGGTAAACATGAGATCTTTGCTCTCCCTTCTACAGCAGGTGATAGTATTTGGTATGAAACAAGAGTAAAAGTATCAGATGCAGATCAAATGGATTTACTTGTAGGAATGACAGAAACATTCACAACTAA